AAGCTAGTGCTAAAGCAAAGTTAATTGCAGGAGAAGCATTAACTCAAGCTGAAGCAGACACAATCGTAATATAGACAATCTAAAATCATGGAGAGTTGCTATGGGCAGATGGATAGCTCTCGCACTCTTGTATCAGAGAAGTAATTAATTTTTATTAATGGCTAAAAAAAAGCAAAAAGTCTTTATGCAAAAGTAAAGCATATCACTAGAGCAAAATTCAAAAAAACTTCAATAGCTTCAAGGAAAAGCAGAATCAAATGGAGTTCAATGAATAAACATAAAAAGAGAAGAATGAAAAAGGGATGAAATTTATTTTATTACTTAAAGTATGTTCTGCTCTTTTAATGACTTGTAATCCACCAATACAACATGAATTACTTTTTAGTTCGTGGATGGAATGTTCAAAAGCCGGATATTTAAACGGAGTTAAAATAACAAATGAATTAGGAAGTCAAATTGTGAATGATAAAAAAATATTAGTACAATTTTATTGTCAGCCAACAACGGATGATGACGCTTAATATGGATGAAAAACAACGATTAAAAGATGCGGATATTAAGATTGCTGAAATCAAACAGCAACTTAAACTATTAGATTACAAAATTCAGGTTATTCAAACTAATCACTTAAAACATTTACAAGATAAAATAGATTTAATTTATAAAGTTCTATTTTTCTTAGGAGCAGGAATTATTACACAATTACTTATTGCTATAAGGACTGCGTTGACCGGATGATTGAAGCGTTGTTTACGCTTTTATTATTCGACATACAAAACCCAAATAAACTCGTTAGTAAAAGCATTACGTTTAGTGCAAAGCATTACACTTGCGAGCAGATGGTTAAAAATCATACGATAATATTACCTTTAGATAATATCGAAGGAAATCATTATCATTTTACTAAAATAGGCAAGATACCAGTTATCGGTATTATTTGTCCTGATTGGAAGGAAACTGATTATGTGGTGGAAAATAAAAAGAAAAATTAGAAGTTGGAAAAAGAAATTTCTAAATTGGCTCTTTAAAGATTATTACAAATGATAAACAAAGAAAAAGACCTAGAACAATTACATTCTGAGCTTACTCAGAAACTCTTAGACAAGATTAGAAGTCCTGAAGTTACTGCTTCAGAATTAAATGTTTGCAGACAATTTTTAAAAGACAATGGCGTGGAATCAATAGCTATAGATAATTCACCATTAAAGTCTCTTGTAGACGAGTTGCCATTTACCGACCCAGAAGACGATAAGCCTAGACCACCCTCTACTCTAGCGTAGTAATCGTTAAAACAGAGCCTCTTATGGCTCAGGAAACACTATATTTATGGCAAAGATACCTTCTAAGTTATTAGACTTTAGGAACTTCCTTTACTTATGTTGGAAGCACCTAAATCTACCAGAGCCTACAGCTTTACAATATTCGATTGCAAATTTTCTTCAAAGTGATGAACAGCGTTTAGTAATAAATGCTTTCAGAGGGATAGGCAAAAGCTGGGTGTCATCGGTTTTCGTGTGCCACCAGTTATTACTTAATCCTCAAAAAAATATTTTAGTAGTCAGTGCGAGTAAAAATCGTGCAGATGACTTTAGTACATTTACGTTACGACTAATAAATGAAATTGACGTTTTAGCTCACTTGAGGCCTTTAGAGTCACAAAGACAATCTAAGGTGAGCTTCGATGTAAGACCAGCTCGTGCGTCTCACGCACCTTCAGTGAAATCTTTAGGGATTACTTCACAATTAACTGGTAGTCGTAGCGACTTAGTAATAGCAGACGATGTAGAGACCTCACAAAATTCTGCGACTATGGGTATGAGAGATAAACTCTCTACTCAGGTTAAAGAGTTTGAATCTATAATCAAACCACTAGGTCGCATAATTTTCTTAGGTACTCCACAGACAGAAATGAGTTTGTATAATGAGTTACCTAAAAGAGGCTATAAGCTTCAAACATGGCCAGCTCGTTATCCTGTAATAAAACAATTAAGGAATATGAGTAAAACCATATCTCCTGCCATTTCTAAGTCTTGGCACATAGATAAAGTAGGTTTTCCAACAGACCCATTACGTTTTGATTTTGAAGATTTAAGAGAACGTGAAATGAGCTATGGAAAATCTGGGTTCAATCTTCAGTTTATGCTCGATACGAGTCTTACTGATGAAGACAAATACCCATTAAAATTAAGTGACCTCGTAGTGATGACAACAAATCCATCTAAAGCACCTGAGTCAATAGTTTGGGCTTCAAGTCCTGAGTTAAAACACGAAGACTTACCTTGTGTAGGTTTACATACAGATGCTTATTACAGGCCTATGAAGGTTTCCGGTGAGTGGTTAGATTACCATGGAGCTATTTTAGCAGTTGACCCAAGTGGTCGTGGAAAAGATGAGACTGCCTATGCTGTAGTAAAAATGTTCAATGGAAATTTATTTCTTACAGATAGCGGAGGTTTAGTTGGAGGCTATACAGATAAGACCTTACAAGGTCTAGCAGATATAGCGAAAAAGGAACAAGTCAAACTTATCCTCGTTGAGGAAAACTATGGCGGTGGAATGTTTACAAAACTTCTCATGCCATTTATACAAAGGACTTATCCAGTAACTATAGAAGAAATCAGGCACTCTACATCTAAAGAGAAAAGAATCTTGGATGTACTTGAGCCTCTCATTCAACAGCATAGGTTAATTGTTAATCGTGCTGTTGTCTTAAATGATTATCAAAAAACTCAAGACTTATATCAATCATCAGACCAAGCCTTGAGGTATCAATTATTTTATCAAATGAGCAGATTGAGCAAAGATAAAGGCTCACTAGCTTTCGATGATAGATTAGATGTTTTAGCTATGGCCTGTAAATACTGGGTCGAACAATTAGCTCGTGACCAAGAACAAGCTATGAAACAACGAAAAGACGATTTAAAGAGAGAAGAATTGGACAGATTCCTAGACCATCAACCCTTCACAAAACCTGTGAAAAACCGGTGGTTTTAAGAAGTGGACACCTTAGATACTATGGGGGGTTAACTCTATCACCTATAGGAGTAACTATTGGTTATCTCAAATATCCATTGGAGCTCTTCTTTATACTTCTTATCATTATTAAATATGAACAATAAACCTATGGACTTAACTAATATTATACACCTATATTCTCTTGTCTCTTTATCAGAAGATAATAGACAAAGAGCAAAAGCATTATCTCAAAAAGAAATTAAAGCTCTTAACTGGAATCCTCATATTGTCAGAAGAAAACCAGTAAACAAAATGAATACCGAAAGGTTTCTTGAAAGAAATCTAGGAGACTTTTTTAGGTATATGATTGATTACTCAGAGTTTTGATTTGAAGGCTAGCTGGAAAGGACAAGGATAAAACAACCAGCCTTTCAAATCAGAATGTTGTTATAGTTTATTTAAATTAAAATTCAAGTAACACTTGGTTTCAAAATAATTTGGAGAAATTTTCTGAGAAGGTCAATGTATATTCGCCAGCAAATTTTTCCCCCATGGGCGTGGCGTGTGAGTTTTTAGAGGCGGCCGGTGCATATTTGCACGAGCTTTTTTTTATTTCTGGCCAATAAGTATTGATTTCATTAGAAATTACAAGAGACTACAGGTCTCTATCTTATAATATCCATTAAATTTCACGTAAAACAATCGCAATTTTTTTATTGAGCTTATTTGTTCTCTTATCTGTTTTTGTTTATTTTAAAATATTATCTTTATTAATTATATACACATAAACACGCCTTAAAATCTGTACGAATAAACGCCCATAGATTTTTAAAATCAGTGCAATTAGTCTCTTGACAAGCGTATCAAATACGCTAGAGTAGTCATATTATGTATATTGAATATATAATCTTTGGAATAGTTGACAACGCTGTCATGTTAAGCGGTGCATTGTTTGGCGTATCATTAGAAAAAAAGTTACCTAAAAAACTACAATCTGGGTTTTTAGGTGCAACTCTTGGCGCTGGAATAGGCAACGCTTTCAGTGATTTTTTAGGCGGTTTAGGTGCTACAAATATTGAGTTAGCATTGGGCTCAGGTTTAGGATGTCTCATAGCTCTTGTCATACTTCCAGTTTATTTAGCAATAAAAAAAGAGGTAAAAAATGAGCACGAGGTCAATAATTAAGATAATAAGTGATAATAATACTATTCATTTCTATAGACATTGGGATGGATATTTAGAAGAGGGCGGCTATGAGTTAGCCTGCTTATTAAAAGCCAATAGGTCATACACTAAATTTATTAAGGCCTT